GCGAGGCTGGCGCTGGGGATGACCCAACAGGGTTCCCAGACGCATCCCACTCGTGTGTGGGCGCTGTACCAGCCTGCACGGGATTCCCCTGCTCGTCCCACTCACGCGGCGTTATTGCTGTAGTTGCCATGTCTTAGTCTTTGGATTCCACTCTGCGTTATCTGGTACACTCTTGGGTCTTGATGGAGCTGATTGAGATTTAGTAACAGGAGCACTCGTTGCTGCTGGTGTAGGTACTGCTGGCCCATGCACCAAACCATACAATAAATCCTTAACGTAGTTTGATGAAGCTGCCTTACCAGTCTGATCTGCCATATCCTGTGCCTCTTTCAGAATGGCAGACCCATGTAAGTTCTTCTCCTTAATAGTCTTGAGTAATGAGTCACGAGCATCAGCAGCTTTACGATTGTTCTCAGTCGTCAAGGGCATGGCTTTGTATACAGATGAAATGATACCTATACCTTCTTGAATCTCTGGATATTGGTCACTGTCCTTATACATATGCCATAACTTAGCACCATCTGCTTCAGTCATCTGACCCTTGGATATAGGCGTAAGGATGTCACTGTTATAATCAATCACGTCACCCTTAGCCATGCGATCAGACAACCTTAATGACGTTGCAATACTCTTATCCTCAAGCTCCCGCATTCTCTGTTGACGTTCAGCCAAACCAAGACTACGCTCCTCATTACGCATTACACGAGCTTGACGTTGCTCTTGAAACAGAGCTGTCTTTAACTGATTGACAGCTTTGGAGCTAGCCTTATCAGTCTGTGGCAACGCTTCAATCTGAGCAATGGTAAGAGGATGCTTTGGATCATATATCATAGGTGAGTATTTCTCTAGCACATCCTCATCCTTATCCCGCTGCACCTTCTGATGCATCTGCCACTGCCTTGCATCATCCTCTTGTAGCTTCTCAGCCATCACATAGTTAGGCTTACCATTAGGAGTAACGATACCATGCGACTTTAGCCAGTCACCATCCTGTAATGCTTTCTCACGAGCTTCATAGTCTGGGGTGTTATCTGGGTGCTTAAACTCTGGAGAGCTGAATGCCTCAGCCTTGACATTGAGTGCACCATTAAGACTCCCAGCTTCCTCCTTCTCAGTAAGGGAATGGTTAGTATCAACAGCATGAGTATATAGTTGACTCAGCTCCCCACTACTAAGTTCGGAGTGTTCCAAGTTACCACCACCGCTACTTAGCTGTTTTATAACATCATCTCTAACACCCTGTGATGGACTGTTGATTTTGGTAAGGATTGAACCCTTCTGAATATCCTTGCTCAACTGCATCTTGAGAGCTTCAGCCTCTTGTGGGTATAGGATACCACTTTGAACAAATCCCTGAAGCTGCAAGTCAAACTGTTTATTCTCTGTTGATGAGTTACCCCCGGCTGCTATGGTATTGATAGCAGCTTGTACATGCTTCTTACCTAATATCTCTAGTGCAGCCGTACCACTATCCCTTATGATAACTGCCTTCCTAGCATTTACAGTGTTCTGAAGCTCAACATCCTCACGCTGAAGATGGATAGAAAGTTCCTTTGATAACTCACGGTCATGCTCATAAGGAGCTATGGCATTCTGCAACTCTCCCCTACCATGATCTAAAATTGCTTGAGCCTCTTCTGGAGTCCTTGCTTTGTTAAGATCAGCATGTACTTGGCTCTTTACTTTATCTAAGGCAATCTCTGCTTGAGCAGCCTTTAGCTGACGTTGAGCATAGATCAGGTGCCCTTCAAATGCCATATTAGCCTGGGCCATCTGTTCAGTCTCTTGGCCCAGACCTGCAATGGTCTCCCCCACAGAACCAAACTGACCAGGACTAGCCTTTGGCTCTGCTACTGGTTCATCAATCGGTAATGAAGGTATCTGTGCCATTATGGAGCAAACACCGTTCCCATCCCGCCCATACCAGAGGACGCATTAAACGTACTATCAATACCACTACTACCACCACCAGTGTATCCAGTTGCACTGAGGTATCCTTGAACACTCTTACTCATGCCACTAAGGAACGTACCAATCCCAGCCACCTGACCTTTCCATGCAGCAACCTTACCGTAGTATTCCTCAAGTGTCGAGGCTTCTGTACCAGACTGATATATCTCCTCTGCCTGTCTCCCACCACGTCCTGCTGTAGCTGCCATCATAAGTAGTGGAGAGCCTCTAGTAATGTCAACACCTGATGCAGCATAAGCTGTAGCCTGCTTACCAACCAAGGCTGAATACTTCTGCTCATTAGCAACCATGTCATTAGACATGTTGTTAAGATCAACTTGAGCATTGTAGTCATAGCCTGCTTGCTGTTGCTTACCAGCATCAGCTTCACCCATACCAGAGACTAAGGAGCTTATAATCCCCAGTCCCGAGAGCGCACCAGATTGAGTAGTCGGATCACTCATATTATCTTAGTCCTGATTATATGACATACGCATTACTAACCCGCGTAAGGTAAATGGAAATGGCTCATCTTGGACAATGTAAAAGGTTGATTCATCATCCCAGTCAGCGTCAAGATCACGGGTTATTTCAAAGGTAGACATTGCTGGTTGCTGTCCCATTGTCCCAGGCCCATACACAATAGGATACATGTGGTTAAGGTCTGTACCGAACTGACCCCCCATTGATTGATATAAAGACAACGTGGCTCTGTTCAGCTTCTGCTTCATACCTCGTGTAGTGTTACCTGCTGAACTGAGTACAGGGTTCACAGGTTGTATGGTTGTGCTGTATGGCAACCCTACTGTAATCTGATTACAATAGTAAGGAAATGTCAGGGAGTCAGATGTAACGATAGTTGGGGGTAGTATCTTAGCTCCATCACCTACAGCAATTACCGTTTGGCCTAGAAGGTAGTACATACCTGTAACTACGTTGGTCACGGGGAGGGCTGTACCACCACTGGTGTAAACTCCAAAGGCAGTAGTGTCCATGCCCTGTAGTTGAAACGTACCAGCAACGTAGTCTGTATTGATAACTGTGTATGCCTCAGTCTTGTCTTGGTTAATCTCAACCATCCCCAAGACATTAGCTATCTGCACAAATGTTCCATTAACAAAGGTCTGCCCAGGAGCAGTAACAGTGGGTGGGTTAGTATTACTTATAGCTGTGATAGCAACTGCTGGGCCTAGATTAAGCTGTAAGCCACAATGAACAAAGAAGGCATTGGATAGCTGACCAAACAATTCCTGTGGCATGAAGTATTCAAGATAGCGCCCGACAGCACCATTGATAGTCCGCTGAACGCTGATGACTACCATGTCCTCTTGGTTCTGTCCAGTTATTACTGCTACAGATTCAACCTTGCCACCCTCTGATAGCATGTTTACACGGAACCATGCGTACACTTGATCCTGCTTGTTGAACACCAGACCAAGTAGTTGACCATCTGCTCTAACAGCCCAGAATATCGGATAGGGTTCTGATTGGAATGCTGTCTGAATAATACCAGAACTAGCCGCATCTGTACCAATGGTGATCTGTCTGTTGAGTCTAGTTAGGTCTGTGTTGTCCCACTGGTTGCTGACAAAGTTATAAGTCAGGAATGTTACTGTCTTAGCCGAGCGAGAGACAAAGATTGCAGAGTCACCGACTAACTGTGGCTGGAGTCGGGCTACTCCTAGTGTACTTTGCTTAGCAGCATTAACACTAACCTGACTTATTGACGTTCCACCAGGACTTGAGATAGCCCATATACCACCTGCCGTACCAACTATAAGAGCGTTAGGTGAACCAATCAGGTTAAGTATCTGATCTAACAGTGTAGACACCAGGGTGAATTGTACAGCATAGTCATCTTGAGTAGAATCACAAATAAAGTCTGGGTAGTCACCCTGTACGCTACCCCATAGAGTGGTAGGGTTATCGTCAGTACCAGCTAACCACAAACGCTGTTGATAGAATGTTCCACAAGCTGGATAGTTACCAGTAGTGTTAAATAGTGCAACTACCGGAACTATAAATCCACCCCCAGTATATGTTAGCCATTTAGTAGAATCAACTAAGGGAGTTGTTATTAGTGTGCTACCAACAGACTGAGTGGGGGATACTGTATAAGTGCCGAGGCCACCAACACCACCTAAGAATGCTGTTACTGTAGTACCTGATGTAACTCCTGTTCCTGCTAATAGCATACCAACACTGATCGCACCACCATGTATTAGTGTAACTGTTAGGGTTGTTCCTGAGATAGCGCCAGTAACTACTGCACCACCATCAGCGGGTGTCAAGTTTATTACGTCGGTATATCCCCCAGAGCTGGCAATAAAGAACTCACCCTCATTGAGTTCTACCATACCAGAGCAGCCATTAATGTAGATACGTTCTCCTTCAGTAACACCAATAGCCTCTGCTAGCGAGACTGCACATGGATTAGCTTGCGTAATGTCAGCTATGGATGTTCCTATACCAGAGAAGCCAACGCCTATAATATCAGAGGTGCCACGATATGGAGGTTCATTATACTGTCCACCTGGAGGAGATAAAGTATAAACCCAGTTAGTAGGACTTAGCTGCTCTACACAAGCTGGTGGATGGTTAGGGTGGAATATCCACAGAACGTCAGCACTCTGGGTTGAGCAATCAAGCTCAAACAGTTCATTTTGTAGGTATGGTAATCCTGTAATGGTTGCTACATTTACTAGAGTCCATGAGCCGGGGGTAGCTGGCACAAATACAGCAATAGCTGTTCCACCATAGAATGCGTTGTTAATGATCCAAAGAATCGCTCCCTGTGTAGTAGAGAACTGAAATGGAACCACTCTGCATGGGTTTGGTGTAGCACCACCAGCAGCGTAGTATGTTCCAGGCATCTTCTTTGTGCCACCCTCTACCAAGGGTACAGAGTTCTCTAGGGTACGGCAAGCAGACTTATACTTGCTAATGTCCTCACGATTGAAGATCAGCTCGCTGACTTCACCAGCGTTGAATGTGTTGATGTATGGATAAGCTTTAGGCATTTACCACCTGCGACCTCCCCAACCACTTACCCATCTACCAGCACGTTCCCAACTCTCTGAGCCTGCCTCGTCCTGCTGATAGTCCATACACTCATTCTGAGCTTCAGCACTGTTAAGGCTATCACGATATAACTCAAGCATACTCTGACCTTTCTGCTTATCCTCAGTGATAGCAACACTGACCTCAGCAGCTAGGCGATATGCTAGGCAGGTTACAAACCCAGGCATGAGTTGTGTGTAGTCAGTGATGAGTTGAATGTAAGTTATTGCTACAGGAGCTTGCCATCCTCCATAGTTGGTTAGGGCATACTT